CAAGCGATATCGGCGTTTATTCAGAGGCCAGAGGCTGTTGATGGTTGTGCGGTTGAGGAGATACCTCATGCGTTTTCTATGGGGGAATGGACTGCAGGTGGACCAGGGCAGTTCAAGTGGGGCGAGTTGTGCAGGTCATTTGAGCGTAAACTCCCAGGGGGGTATACAGAGACGGGGCATGCTCCGAAGGTTAATCCTAAGAAGCTGCGTTGGTGCCATGTTGATACTTCTGTCAGCGGGGATGCTACAGGTTTTTGTGTGGGCCACATTGATCGGTGGGTGGAGGTGGTCAGGAGGGACGGGGATGGGTCGCGCTTTACGGATTTGGCTCCCTTCTATTACATTGACATAGTCCTTAGAATCAATCCCCCCTCTGGAGAGCAGATATATTTGCCTGACATTCGAAGATTGTTTTATGAGCTTCAGTCTCATGGGTACTCTTTTCTGGGGTTCTCAACGGATCAGTATCAGGCGACTGAGATGCGGCAGCAGGTTCAGCGTCATGGAGTGCACACAGAGCTGATATCCATGGATCGTACTACTGATCCTTATGACGAACTGAAGCGCGCCATATATGAGGACAGAATACGATTTCACAGGTATGAACCTCTTATTGAGGAGTTGAAGTTCTTGGAGTATGACAGAGTGAAGGGCAAAATAGATCACCCCCAGGCTGGTGCGAAGGATCTGGCTGACAGTCTTGCTGGTGTAGTATATGGTTTGTTACAGGGATCAGCGCGCTTGCCAATCGGTCTCGGGTCTGATACTTCTAGAAAGGGTCGGCATGAGCATTCGTGGGTTAGTCCCATGATTCCTGCGTCCAGTATTAGTGCTGAGGACGCCAGAGAAATGGCTGAGGAAGCTGCTGATGATTCCGAGTATTCACCTATCATATTTGGAGATTGAAGCGCATGGCGTGGCGTGACTGGATAAAATCATTTTTTGGTCGGGACAAGGATGCGCAGGCTACTGAGGTTGCAAAAGGGGTCACAGTTGGGTCGCCATCGCTTGGCAGCACGACAGGTACTCCAATCTCCACCGACTCGGGATTTGGGGCGCTCCATGGTGCTCTTTCTGTCGATGCCGATCTCATGATGCGGTATGCAGACTATGAGAACATGGATGATTATGTCGAAACTTCGGTCGCTCTAGATCTGTACGCAGATAGCTCTACAATTCCTGATACGGTGCATGGCAAGACAATCTGGGGGTTATCGCGGGACAAGGTTATGCGCGATTTGATTGATGACTGCATGCATCGACGCTGCAGGATAGAAGAGGATATTTGGGCGGCTGTGCGCACCCTTTGCAAGTACGGAAACAATTTTGCAGAAATCCTCGTCAACGAAAAGGGTGTGGTCGGGCTTAACTGGTTACCTGTTCCTACGATACGGCGCATTGTGGATGAGAAGGGTAATCTCCTTGGATTCGTGCAGGACATTTCTGGCAAGTTTAACCTTGATAGCCGAGCGGTGATATCTCAGATGAGTAAGGGGGGGCTTCCGAAGCTAAAGGAAGAGCAGGACAGTGAAAGCAAAGTTGTGTTTTTCAGAGCATGGGAGGTTGTTCATTGGCGTCTTAGATCGAAGCAGATGCGGTCTCAGTATGGAGTAAGCGTTCTTGATTCGTCGAGATGGATATGGAAGCGCCTTGTGATGATGGAGGATATGGCGCTGGTTCAAAAGCTCACCAGGTCGCCCGGGCGGTTTGCGTTTTACGTGGACACAGGAGACCTCCCCCCCAAAGAGGCGATGGCGCTGGTGAAGCAGGTGAAGCGGGGGTATAAAAAAACCAAGCTGGTCGATCCTGCGACTGGCAAATTGGACTTTCGCTACAACCCTTTATCTCCGATCGAGGATTTTTGGATTCCCACCCGTGGGGGGAAAGAGTCTACACGCATTGAAACCATCTCTGGGCCGGATGTTCAAATGATGGATGATGTGGATTACTTCAGGAACAAGCTGGCTACATCTACCAAGGTGCCTCCAGCATGGTTGGGGGCGACTGAGGGGCCAGAGACTGACAAGTCACTGTCGGAGCAGGATGTTCGCTTTGCTCGCGCGTGTATGCGTATTCAGCGAGAGTTTATTGTTGGGATGCGCAAGGTGATCCGGGTTCATTTTGCGGCGTTGAACATAGATCCTGACTCGGTACAGTGGCAGATTAAGATGACTGTGCCCTCTGCCATCTTTGAGATGCAGCAGATTGAGGTGATGAATGCTCAGGCGGCGCTGGCTGATTCGATGAGCGAGTGGGCAAGTAAAGAGTGGATTCTGGAAAGGGTTTTCCATTTTACCCAGGACGATGCCGCTCTTATGGTTCGTGAAAAAGAGGGCGAGACTGATGAGGCGACAAAGAGAGAGGCTGCTACTCAGGCAGATATAATGCGAATGTATCCTCAACTTGAAAATGTGGGAGGAGATGAGCCTGCAAACGAGTCTCGCCTGGAGACAGAAATAAGGGGCATCCGGAAGATTGTCGAAGAGACTAGTCAAACATCTTCGGAAATGATAAAAGGATTCGAGAGGCTTGGTGCTCAGGTAAAAAATGTCAGAAATGGCATCAAGCGCCATGCTAATTAGGACAGGAGTTGAGCATGTACATTCAGGGTTCCGCCATTGATAAGAAGTTCAAGGGAAGTCTGGAGCATCAGGCGTCTGTTATCCGTGAGGCGATAGAAGGTTTTTTTGGAGATTCTCCCGTCAATGTTATTGCGACACACTTGGATCATTCGTTTGCAATGGATCCAGACGGCAAGGTTCTGAAAATTTCATACGACATGAACAAGGGCCAGGTGGAAAACATCAAGGCCACTCCGTCTAAGGCGATTCCGGTTATAGAGGATGATGATGTTCCCAGGTTTGTGTCGGATCAGTTGCGGTTGCTTGTGAAGGCTATGGCGACTGGCAAGAAGGTATCACGAACTCAAGTTCGCGAGGCGGTCCAACTGGTGGACAAAGAAGAGCCGTATTGGATTTCGGATATCTTGGATAAGATTGATGAGGCGACAGATGCTTCTGATTGGTTTGGGATGTATGAGGCCAATCAGGAGCAGGTAAGGACCACTCTTTATGGCAAAATTCGGGAGATAGAGAGCCCGTTTCCTGCCACAAGGTTTAGCAAAATTACTAAAGCTAAACTTTCTCAGTTTGAGGAGGAGTTGAGAGAAGGGTTGACTATCCTGGCTAGCCTGGTGGGAGAGATGGTTGACGAATGCTCTCAAATGGTGTTTGATCAGGATCAGGATGATTTTTTCAGTGCTATATGCGAATCGTTGAGAGTTGAGGCGCAGGCCATTTGTGGCTTGCTCGGCAAGGCCGAAAAGTTGATGCGAACCGAAGACATGGAACGCATGGCAGTAGCACATGACAGGCTTGCTGAGCGAGCAAAGACAATGGCTGTTGTGACTGCATACATGGCAACAAAGTCGCAGCCCAACCAAAACGAGGAGTAGAGCAATGGGTAAGAAGGTCATCAACACATCTCTCGAAGAGGACTTCAGAGGTCTTGGTCTTGAGGGCATTGACATGGGGGCGCAGGCTCGTCTTGGTGGTATTCCGCTGGAAGAGTCCGAAGATCCTGCTTCCGCAGAGGACGAAGAGAAAAAAAGCGAAGAGGAAGACGCTTCTGCTGACGCTGCGGAAGAATCCGATAGCACCAATGGCGATGTGGATCCTCTGAACGAGGACACGGTTAATGTTGAGCTTTTTGATGCTATCATGGGGCTTCCTTTTGAGAATCTCACAGCGGAGGATGTTGAAGAGATCCTTGAGAGCTTGAAGGAAAGCAAAAAGATCCCCGAGGATGCTTCGGATGAATTGAGGGAGCGGGCTGAGGAGGTTGTTGATTTCCTTCTCTCGGAAGTCGCTGCCAAGACCGTTCGTCGTCACAAGGCTGGATCAGTAGCCCAGAAGAAGAGCAAGCAGTGCCCGCAGGGGTTCCGTAAAAAGGGTAACAAGTGTGTGCCTGCAGTGAAGGCGGCTGGTGGTGCTGGCAAATTGGCCAAAGAGGGTCGAAAGAAGAAGAAGTGGGCGAAGAGTGGTGCTGGCAAAAAGTCTGCTCGCAAGTCCGCTCGTGTTGCGGCGCGGCGAGAGGGTGTGGAGTCTCCCTTTGCTCTGGAGCTGATGGGGCTCATGGAGGACACCAATGAGGCTACCAAGACTGTGCGCGACGACATCGTTGAGCGCTTCGAGAACATTCTGATCTTGCTCTCTGAGGAGTTTGGAGACGAGGCGGTTTCTCGTGTGTTTGACGAAGCATTGGAGCCGTTGGCTGCTTCCTGGGAGGCTGGTCGTCTTGATGAAGATGTGATGGATGAGGAGGAGTTCCTTGCCGAAGTGAACCCCGTTCTGTCGCTGATTCATCGGTCCCTTGATCGGCTTGACACTGGGGATGCGTTGGGAAACTGACGAGCCGTCTAGGCGAAGCAGTGTGGCGACGTCGCACTGGTACTCCGTCTGGGCGCAAGGAGCTGGCAGGGTTTGAGTCACTTAAAAAAGCTGCGCGCGGTGATGGGAAGAAGACTGACAGAAAAGTCTCGCCCGAAGCGAAGCGAAAACTTGACAGAAACCCTATTGCACGAACACGCATCAGGCGTTGGCGAGGCAAAACAGGTAAAAGAGGGTGATATGCCGAATCTGTTGATTGAATCGAATCCCGTCCAGCTTACGTTGACAGAGGCAGCTGGCGGAAGAGTAGTCGCGCGTGGCGAATTTGGGCGAGTCGGTGTGCCTACCCAGAATGGTAGGATTTACCCTGAGTCGTTGATGTTGCGCGAGATTAAGCGCTTGTCTGAGGATCTGAGCAATCGCAGGGTTTTAGGCGAGCTAGATCATCCGTGTCTTACGTCGGATGATTTCCGTGTGTTAACGGTGGATGGCTGGAAAGCGTTCTCCGATATAAAAATTGGAGATCGAGTATGGTCGCGAAAAGACGGAGAAGCTGTATTGTCCGAGGTTACGGGGATTACGGATGAACCGTATGATGGGCCAGCTTATCGGGTACATGGACGCAGTATAGATGCGACCTTTACGCCTGCGCACAAATTCATGTTAGTGAAGCGCCCCGATCGGAACGGAATGAAGTCTGAGGAGTTAGTGACATTGGCCGAGATCGCGGAGCATTCTGAGCGATTTGCGCATCATGCGGTGCCGAAGACGGCACAATTCTTTGCGGAGACCATTTCGCAGGTTACAATTCCGGGCGTGGAGGCTAAGCGGCTTGCGTCGTGTAAGAATGATGTGTCGCAGCCGTTGAATCTGGATGCGGACTTGTTCGCAGCTTTTCTCGGTATTTATCTGGCAGAAGGGAATTGTTCTGCGAATAGCGCGGACAACTACGATGTCTGCATCACGCAGAAGACGCCATGGAGTAAACAGTTTATCTATGATGAGGTGCTGTCCAAATTCCCAGATGGACTGGAATGGCGCGAGATCGAGACCGGGTATGCGTTGGCAGACCAGCGATTGTACACCTATCTGAAGGCGCTCGGGGATGTTTATACCAAGCGCATGCCGGATGAGGTCAAGCGACTGAGCGCGGACAGTCTTCGTGAGTTGCTGTTTTGGTTCTGTATTGGGGATGGTCGCATGGTTGCCAGCAGCGCTGCCAAGAAGACAGAGATGGCCAGAGACGGTCAGACGGTCAAGGAATCGATGGCTAAGGAGTTACGCTCGGGGCCGATTCCATTTACGCGACAGGATGTGTTCTCGGTGTCTGAGGGGCTGGTACGTGACCTGCATGAGTGCTTGGTGCGAGCGGGCGGTGCGGGAAGTATAACTCGCATAGATCCAGACAAGGATTACGAGTATGCTGGGCATATTATCCGGGCAGAGGACAAGGTTCCGTTGTATCAACTGCATATATGTCAGTCGGCAAACGTGTGGATGGATCCACGTTATCTGGCAATCGATCCGGTGCATCATGAGGGCAGAATATATTGCCTGAGCACCACGCATGGGTCGTTTTACATGGAGCGGGAGGGTAATGCTTTCTGGACTGGCAATAGCGATGGTAAAACCAGCCTTAAAAGGGTGTCTCACGTTATCACTGGCCTCAAGATCAAGGATGGTATTGTGGTTGGGGAGGCTGAGATTCTGAACACTCCCGAAGGGAAAACCCTGAAGGCGTTGATTGAATCCAATGTTCAGATTGGCATCTCCAGTCGTGGTTTTGGATCGACAAAGCCGTCGCATGATCCCAAGACTGAGGGTGAGATTGTCCAGGATGATTTTGTTCTTAAGACCTGGGATTTTGTTGCTGATCCTGCGATGAAGACAGCGGTCCCTGGTATATTCACTGAGGATGTTGACGAGAATCAGCCCGACATTGCACAGCTGTTCCTGGATGAGTTTCCTGAGATAGCATCCTCGTTGCAGGAGGATGCGATCGACAAGGCGAAGCTCAAGGTCAGCAAAGGTGTCGACGAGGCTGTGAAAGAAGCCGAAGAGCGTGTTCGGAGAGAGTTGTCGGAGGCTTTTGAGAAGCAGCTGGTCAGCGTCATGGTTGAGGCCAAAGAAGATATCTCGAATGAACTGCGCGAAGAGTATGCATCCGATCCCGATCTGGGTGGGGCCAAGGCTATCCTGAGCGCAATCTGGGAGATGGTGGCACCGTTCCATGCGACGGATGACGAGAAGGCGAAAGCCGATGCGGAGAAGGCTCGGGAGCTGGAAGTTTCTGAGGCTAAGGCCAAGGCTGAGGACAATGAGAAGCGTGCTGTTCATGCGGAATGCATGGAACATATCGAACGCGAAATTGGTGGCCATCCGATGGCTGATTCGATCCGGAAGTTGGTAAAGAAGCATGAGTTCGTGGATCTAGAGGATGCTAAGGATAAATTGGCTGCGATATTGTCTGATTTACCTGACAGGGTAAACGAAGGTTATGTATCGGAAGAGGATGCTGCAGTTCGCGAAGAGAACGCAGCTTTGAAAGAGAAAAATTCCCTCCTTTCGGAGAGGGTAGATGCGTTGAATGTTAAATTGAAGAAGGCTGTAGAACTTGGAACGGAAGTAGATACTCAGCGAGAAGATGCTGAGATCCGCGTACAAGAGGCCGAGGAAGCGAAGGCTAGCGCGCTTGAGGAAGCCGAGGAGGCAAAGCGTAAGCTGGATCTTGCGGTCTACAAGTACGACAAGGTTGTGGGGTTGGCTAATGGTAGAGAGTTGTTGGGGCTAATGGAGGATGTCTCCTCCGAGGCCGTAGTTGACAAGCTGGTGTCGGAAAAGGGAGTCGGGAGTGTTTCGGAGCGTGAGTTGGCAGATGCGCGCAGAAAGCTGCAGCGTGGAAGCGGCGAGCGCAACGAGGCAGAGGAGCTGAATGAGGACAAGGAGTCGAGATCAAGCGGTCGGAAGACCGATGATTTGGGCAACGACATGAGCTTCATGAAGCGATTGGCTGGCCTGTCTAATTTGGACTAGGTCTTAAAACTACGACTGAGGAGATTTTGATATGGGTGATGTTAACGAAGCAAGGGCCATAATGGAACAGGCTGGCCCGAAGACGGTTCACGACCAGAGTTATGCGAATTCCTGCATGAAGAAGTGGGGAGAGCTTCTGGAAGGGATTCCTGTCCAGCACGACAACGGGTATACCAAGAAGGCGACTGCTATCCTTCTCGAAAACGAGATGGAGCACATCAAGTCGTTCAACGAGGATACTCTTAGCACCAACGCCGGATCGTTCACGAAGTACATCTTCCCGATCCTGCGGAGGGTCTTCCCGAACCTGATCGCGAATCAGCTGGTTTCCGTCCAGCCGATGACCGCTCCGGTCGGTGGCATCTTCTACTACGAGAAGAAGTACGACGATCGCAAGGGCACGAAGCTGCCGCAGAGCGCTATTGCGAACAACCCGACTGACATGAACTACGATGGAGAGCTGGACGCTGATGACAACATCAACCAGAACTTCGCGAAGTACTACAGCTCGGAGTTTGTGGATTACGACTCGGTTTGCACCGATACGGGTACCACAACGGCGACTCTGACTCAGGCTGGCGCGAACTGCCGTGTGACTGAGTGGAGCCCTATCCGTGACAACGGAACTGCTGGTCAGCGCACTTTCTACGTGAAGGCGTACTACCGCATTGCGGACGCTGACAACGCGGGTGCTGCCCTGGAAGTTGTCGCGACCATGAATGCTTCGGGCAATCTGATCGACGATGCCAATGGTAACAATGTTGGGTCTTTCAACATTGCGAACGGCAACTGGTCGATCACTCCTGCTGGTTCTGGTGGTTCTGCTTCGAACTTCTGGAACAACACAGTCATCTACTTCCAGTACTTTGTGAACTGGGAGCTGGTTGGCTACACCGACGGCGCTGAAATTCCAAGCATCAGCCTGGATATCGCGCTCCAGACTGTCCAGGCCGAGAGTCGCAAG